CGATGTTATTCGTTTTACTTGACCGACTTTTAATCTATCATTTTCAATAGATAATCTACTTGCCATTATATATACTCCTTTCTTTTATTTTTTCGTTTACTTTTAATCGTTGAGTTGCGGAAATAGGACTCGAACCTACATATTCTTGATTATAAACAAAGTGAGCTTCCAATTGCTCGTCATTCCGCTATGATAATAGGAGAGGAGCGTCCTCCCCCATATCATATAGATTGGTAAGATCTACTGCCGATTGATTACCAGTCAACCGACAAAGAGAATGTTGAAAATTCTCTGAAATAGATGGCAAACGTGGTTCAAAACCATCACAAACCCAGATTTGTAACTCTGGTAAAGTCATTATCACCCATTTATTCTTTGGAATATCAGCTTGAAGCACTAACTAACTGATATTGAGTCCATGGAACTCAGTTTATTAAGATAGAAGAGTGCGCACAATCCCATCCATGCTATTGTTATCCAGTTGCAATGCCATCATTGGATTCGAACCAAGACTTCTGCTTATGTCAGCGTACTATCCGTTATACTAATGACCTGGATAATTAGTATTTTTCCGTCTTTCCAGAATGCCAGACCGCACAGCAGTCATTCACTAATTTTCCATACATAAAACTCAAAAAAGACAATAAGCCATTTCTTACAAAACTCCATGGATTGTTTTAATTCTTTTTAATACTCTGTAGATACTATTTTGCAAGTGCTTTTCTTTCGGATTTATAATCCTACACTGTCTTGGGGATATAGCAGTAACCCTTCAAATACTTCAACAAACACTGAAGACAGTCCAACATTTATCTTCGACGTATACTTACAACTCAAGGAAGTAAGGGCGTATCACGTATCTTGCCTTAGTGATACTATTTTTGTTATTCTCTCTTTAACGCAGAGAATACGAACATCATCTCACTTATGGTTGAGAGATACCTATTATCCGTGATGTTTATGGGATCAAGTCGCTAGAGTAGTTGCGACAGTGTTATTATTTGTCTTGTGCCCACACCAGGCAACACCTCATCGTTCGGCAATTTATTAATCGGATAGCCGTATAACCGATACTCTCTGTTGATTTAGCTATTCCAGTCGCAAGGATGTTACGGTATCCAACCGTTAGAATCTTACACTGTTCAAGACAGAAGCCTTTATTCAAGGATTTTTAGCATTGACTCTCGCCAATATCCTGGAATGTATTTGAAGTCCAACATTTTACTGCCTGTTATCTTGCGCACTGGCCGACAATATGGCGTTGGACAGATCCGTCTAAGGTGTTATTCTCTGAAATTCCGCAAATATACGACATTTTATGGAAATGTTTTGACAGAATATGTCATGAATAATATAATAAAGTAGACAAGCAGATTTCCATCATTTTGATTTGGCTAGATCGAGATGGTTAATAGGCGGTTCTGAGTCACGTCTGAATGGTGACATTCAGTTTAACATAGATATCCTCGTGACAGCATATAGGAAATACTTACGAAGGAGGATAGTACGTGACAGAAGTTGTACAATTTGTTGTTGGAATTCTTGGCAGAATTGTAAGTGGTTTGTTTACCACATACATAGTACGCCTCGTAGATAAATTAGTACACAAAAATGACCGCCATAGTTAATAGCGGTCGTTCTTGTGTTAATAGAATATTATATTAGCCAATACTACCACATATTGACTCAAACCGTCTAACGGAAATTTGCTTGTTTCTTTTTTACATGTAATATATTAACACAGATAGGTGGAAATATCAAGACAGAAAAGTTAGGTAAATGCCTCATCAGATTCATCATCTTCGTCATTTTTAATAATATAATGATTTTTTGTTGTTGAAACATCGTTATGCCCCAATAATTTTTGCGCAACTTCTGCGGATTTATGTTCATATACAACAAGATTCGTCGCCCTGCTTTCTCGGAAGAGGTGCGGATGACACCTACGCCCAACTATTTCTGTAAATAATCCGCTGCACCAATCATTAAATACACCTTCTCCAACCTGACGTGTATCAGAACCGTCTTTCTTTTTTATAACAAACATATATGGGCAATCATCTTCACCACGTACTTCAAGCCATTTTTTTAACCAATGCATAGCATCATCTCCAAATTTAAGACGCCTTGGCTTGCCCTGAATCGATTTACCCTTACATCTAATAACATGTGTTTGGTACTGTTTAGAGATGGCTTCAACTTCCTTACCGTTTTCATCAATAATTTTAATTTTCTTTTCTTTAGCAGGATAATCAACGACTTCTTTTAGAAGCTGTCTTGCTTCAGCTCTACGACATCCTGTACTGTATGAGAACACTAAATAGGCAAGTTTTTGCCATTCTTCCCTTTTTTCTAATTCTTGACAAAGAGAAATATATTCATCTGGCGTAAGTGGAACTTTTTCATGCACATAACCAGTTTGAACAACTTTTAATCCAACGGTAAAATTTCTAAATGTAGGTAACTCGTCTTCGTACATCATCATAACATAATTACAAAACGCACTTACACAAGATTTCTTGAATTTTATAGCAGAATCAGACATCCCTCTATTAGTTAGCCAATTCAAATATTTTTGAAATTCCTTCTTTTTAATCTGCGTAAAATCCTTGTCTCCAAGAGAATCCTTAACCCATTTAAAAAATATACGAAGTCCTGATCTATAAGCCGGTCTAGTTTTTGCAGAAAGATCAGATTGATTATCAATGTAATCCTGAACCATATCTCTATTATACTTGTTTACATCTAACCATTCTTCTTCTGTAATCTCATCCGTTCTATCGGCTATCTTTCCTTCCAATATGATCACTTCCTTTCATTCAAAAAAGAAGCGAAATAGCAATAATTATCAAACCGCTTCTTTAAAATATTTATTCAATATATTTTTATACATTTCTTCATTCATTTCGTCAGGCAATAAAATATAATAATCGAAACCATTGCGTTCAAAAATATGACATTTGGTGATGGGTGTAGGTGGATTTGAACCACCGACTCTTGATTTAAAAGACCAATACTCTATCCAGCTGAGTTATACACCCAAAGTGCGCAGTCTAAACTACACACTCATATTTATTACCAATCAAACAAATGACGGTATTCGTTCATAATATCCGCAAATTCATTATATTTCTGTCTTGCTTCATAAAACGCATCACACACTCTGTCAAGAGCTTTATCATATTCCTCTTCGGAAGTCTTCTTGCCATTAACATAGTATGAAACACTGGTTTCAGGATGATTTGTAAAGTGATCACATTCACACATACACTCATAATCATCTTCATCCTCTTCACCAACAGATACTTCAAAAATAGCTTCACTGTCCAGATGTTTCAAAGCAGTAGAAGAGCAGTTATCCATTACATAAATAACAGCTGAATCATTATCAAGATATCCATTTTCTCTCTTCATTGGCTCACACCAGATATCAGATCCATTTACATTGCATAGAGAAATAACATACTCATCTTCGTATCCACCATATTCAGGGATCTTAATCTGAATTTCCTCGATTTTATAACCGCACTGAATCAGATTCTCAATAATATCTGTCGCTTCTGCATACTTAGCAATAATAGTAACGTCATTTCCTTCATCGTTATCCTTGATAGCATCGTAATTTTCAGTGACTTCAATGACAAAATCTTCAAAGTCATCAAAATGTAACTTTTCCAACATAATCACCACCAGTCAAATTAAGCGTTCTTAACAGCATCCTTAAATGCTTTGCCTGCCTTGAACTTAGGAGCCTTGGAAGCAGCGATCTTCATAGCCTCACCAGTCAGAGGATTTCTTCCATCTCTAGCAGCTCTCTCAACAGCCTCAAAAGTACCAAAACCTACCAACTGTACCTTGCCGCCAGCTACAACTTCATCCTGGATAGCCTTAAGTACACCTTCTACAATAATGCCAAGATCCTTCTTGGTTACTTCAATTTCAATATTCTCCTGAGTTTTTGCGATTAATTCTGTCTTGTTCATTTAATTATTCTCCTTTTTTCCTAAAATTTATTTTATATTTTTCGGCAGTTTTGTTTTGCCTTTTTCGAGTATTTTGTTTTGTGTTTTTCGGCAATTTTTTTAAGATTGCCGAAATAATAGAGAGAGCAGTGGCGAACTGCTCCCAATGTAGCTTCGTCAGTCAAAATTAACCATAGGTTATTTCCATTTATTAATTGCCAGTTGGAGTCTGGACTATTTTATGTTATACTAATTCTCGATGACTGATGACCTTTTATGATATGTTTCACTGGAATACATAGTTTCACCGATGTGGTGAAAGTCTCACTATGAATGAAATTAGTATTTAGTCTAATTCAATAGGATAGCAACATTTAATACCTCTATTGTTCACAACTAATACGGTCTGCGATGGCTTCCCAGTTAATCTCTTTTGGCGTGTATACTCATCACCACTACCTCCAAGACTGCCGGATTGCACTACCTTAATTCCAGATACATCTGTCATTGCAGGAAAGTGTTTATGTCCACATAATACACAATATGGAGTAAATTTCGCCCATAATGCAAGCTTTGCAATAGACGCATCACTCATAGTGTCGAAATCACCGTGGACACCGAAATATGATTTATCCCTAATAAAGAAAATAGACATAGTATCATCTATGTCTTCATCATACACAGTAACGTTGTCTGCATTTTTCAACATAGATTTAATGAACCATATAATAAGAGAGTCTAAACGTTCTCCTAAAAGAGCATCTTCCTTTTTCTCTTTGATTCTGCTATGATTACCTGAAACTCCTCGTACTTCAACATTATTAAAATGTTTACCAAGCTCATATACAAAATCTGAGATATATTCGCAAGCAAGTTTTACCTGTTCAATTACATTCTCTTTATTTGTGACAGAAATCGTAGAATGAATGTTTCCACTGATAAGATCCCCTAACAATAACACAACACAATTTTCGGCAGAATGTGTTTTCTGAATATCAACAATTTCAGATAAATACTGATTCAATCTATCTCTTGCAATTTTAGAATCATAACAACCATCATAACTGTAATATGAAGCTCCTAAATGCAAATCAGATAAACATACGATCATATCATTGTCACTATATTTAATAAAAGGACTCTTATCATATGTAATGTATCTAGTATCGGCAATGCTATTAAGCATATTGTCAATCTTTTCGATTGTTGTCTCTAGCCTAGATTCTTCTCGAAGTCTACGATTAATATCAAGACGTTCATCATATAACTTGCGTTTTTCTTTCTGAATTTCTTGCTTTTCTAAACGTAACTTTTTGAAGTACTCATCGTCATTTTCATTTAAGTTCTTACTCTGAGTATTTTTCCATTTATAATAATCAGATACGAAAGCTGATCCAATGAGAGGTGGCTGTGAACCTTTCCTGATTGTGTCAGGGTTAAAGTCTAAATTATACCTCTGACAAATTTCAGACCAATCATCATCACTGATTTTGTTTACTTTATTAGAACAGTCTTGAAGCAACTGTTCATACTTTTCAGGTGTCAAATTGTATTTACTTAATGTTTCTTCAATATTAAACAATTATTCACCAACTCTCTATTCTTCGTCAGAAGATTCAGTAGGCTCATCGAGTTCATTTTCTTCTTTTACCTTTACATTAATCTCAACGCCACCACCATTAAACACAGATAATAGGGTAGATAACTTCTTTGTTTCGCCATCTACGTCAATCGTCATATTATCAGTATCAATGATTCCTGCCATCTTCATAGAAGTCTGCTTGGTTTCCTTAAAAACAAAATTTGCCATTTCTTTTTCTCCTTTTTATCCAATAAAATAGGAGAGTAGTTTAACTCTCCTTAAATAATTAAAGTTAGATCAGTGATAACCTCGTCGATGACACCATACTTTAACAGTTCATCACTAGATAAATACCAATCTTTATTCCTATTTTTATTAAAAGTCTTTTCGTCGATAGTAGTATTATCAAGGATATAAGACTTCATTTGTTCAATTTGTTTCTTATAATTTTTCTGTGCTTCCTCGATCTGTTCTGCCGTACCTTGGAATGCAGCGGATCCACTATGTACAAGCATAGAAGTATGAGAAAATGCATAACGTTTCTTCCCTGATAGGAAGATTAAAAAACCTGCCGACATTGCAACGCCCATTCCAATTGTGATAATCGGAATTCTACTTGATTTAACCAAATCACAGAAAAAGAGAGCCTGTTCTATATCTCCTCCGTAACTATGGATAAATAGACGAATTGGGTCAGGATTTTCATTATCCTTTTCCTCAATATTCATTTGAATAATAATCTTTGCAAGTTCGACAAGAGAATAGTCTTCATCGATTTCATAATCAATGTAGAATGTTCTATCATTTCTACTTTTCCAGTAAGTATATTCTTCAGGAGACGGCAATTGATCTTCTTTTATACCGCCCACTAAAGGTATTTCCAATAATTCCATAGGCATTTTGCCTCGTTCTTTCTATAGATTTCTCATAATGAGATTTTTGTGCCATTATTAACGGCAACAACTTTTGTAGATTTTAAACAATCGAAAATTGCCTCTTCAAGATCATGTTTGAATTCAATTTTATTTGAATCTCCATGTACAAGATATATTTTTTCACAGTTAATAGATTTATAATAATTAATCATATCAATTCTCTGCATATGGCTTGAAAAAGATTTGAGATCATATATCTGTGCATTATTTTTATATGGCTTCCCATTAATATTGATAGTTTTATTGTCTTTATTGTGCTTGATCTTCCATGCTAAAGTATCTTCGCCTGAGTAGCCCATAAATAAAATACAATCGTTCTCATGTGGCAAAATACTTTGAGTCCACTTCACACTACGCCCAGCTGTTAACATTCCAGAGCTACTCAATATGACTTTTGCTTCTTTGTCAGAAATAGCTGCTTTGCTGTCTTCTGGCGTAATAACTCTTCTTATATTTTTCCATGACATCATCTCATCAAATAATTCTTTTCTATCATCTTCGAGAATAGAAGAGTAGCAATCTAATAATCTGTTTGCTAATGGACTGTCTACCAGAATAGGTACTTTAAAATTTTCATCTTTTCCAAATAGTGAATATAAAATCCATAAAATATATGGAGTTCTATCAAGAGAGAATGACGGAATTAAAACACGATTGTTATTATCTACGCAATACTGTTCTACAACAGATTTGATCTTTTCAATGTCTTTTTTATAAGTCTCTTTGGTACACTGTCGATCTTTACTTGAATACGTACATTCCATTATTGCTATATTACAAGAAGAAATAGGCTTAAAATTTTCTACAAAAACCCTAGTATCCTGCGTTGCTATATTTCCTAAATCGCTAGAAAATAATATTTTTCTAGTATGAGAACCACCATTTATATATACTTCACATTGCTTAGAAAGAAGAATATGTCCTGCATCCGTATATCTAATTGCTAACTCATCTGATAGTTTTACAATATTGTCAGATTCTATTTCTTGTACATAATCTAGTGTTTTATATACAATGTCTTCAGTATAAAAT